TTAAGTTTCTCTATACGCAGCTCTTCACCGTCTTCCTTAAATCTCCACTTGGTATCTATTACCACCTCCTGCAGTTTGCTAATGAAGCCTGAATCATTACTGAAGCCCGACGACAGCACCTCATTTTGATCATTATTTAACCACGGAGCCAAGTCGTTGCTTAAAGAAGACAAGTTACCATCAAAGCTGCTCACCGTCGCGTTTTTGGCAAAGTTTATCGTGGTTAATTCGACGTTGCTTAAAATTGTTTCACCGTCAAAGTTAGCAATGCCTGATACCGTTATATTACTTGTGCTGATGTTACTGGTAGCAGTCAATGAACGAATACCGGATAGATTGTTGTCAGTGGTCAGTAACACCTCATTAATTTTTGTGTCACCTTGAACTTCAAATATCCCGGAGACATTTGAAGTTCCGATGCCTATCTTTTCTTCCCCAGTTGCCGCATAATAGAGTGTTTTGTTATACTGTTTCCATATATTTACCGCATCGAATACTGGCGCGGACGGGTTATATGGCGAATTTGTGACGGAAGGATCCTCATAGTATGGAACGTTTTGTAAACTCGGATCAGAAGAACCGACGAGCCCACCTTGGCCTAAACGAGCCATAAGTTTCTTTTGAATTCCTGATCCCGAGCCAATTTGTTTCACTATATCGAGCGTATCCTTTGCGGTGTTGTATTGTAAACCAATACGAATTTGAGTTTGAGACAACGCAGCCAGTTCTTCATCTGTGATAGCCGATTTCGCATCATCACTATTATAAAAGATAATTGATTTACCTACGTATATATTTTTGTCCATTCTAACTTCATTCAAAAACTCAGTTTTACCGGACATTTCTATTTTAACGTCTGATTCAATTTGAAGAACCTTATCAGTGTATGCTTTCACAGCACCTGCATTATTATTGATAATCAGTGAATTCATGTTCAAAAAATCAGCGCTCAAGTTCAGGTTTTGGCGCCGAGAGTTAATTACAGCCGTATCGTCGTCATTTTCTGAAATCTTTAAAGAATAGTCTTCAGTCTCAGCACCTTCGTTAGTGGCGCCTACGAAAAACTTGACATCTTTAGACACGCGAATCTGCAAATCTTCTGGAACCGAATTATTATCTGGGGTGAAAAGTCTATTGGTGATGATTGTGTCTAATTGCGTGAAAGGGTAAAACTCAGTAGTAGAATCATTTGGATATTCATATTCTACATCCAGTTTTGAATATAATTGGTGCACTTCTTCAGCGGGCATGTTTTGATTACATTAAATATAGGAAAATTAAATTATATGAAAATTTAAATTTAAAGTATTGCCCTTTTTACAAATATTTCATCGTAATGACAATCCTGCTATTTATATTTTCCATCGTAGTGTATGTGCCTTCGTCAGCACAAGTGTCAGGAGAACAAGCAATGTAAGATAACACATTCTGCTCCTTATCAACATCAACCACTACAATCTCACACGGTGGTAGAGAATTACCCTCCGATAATAAACGCATTTTGTCGTCTATATATATGTTGTCCGTATTATAGACTTCTATAGTCGTACCGGTATAAGCTTTGATTTTATGAATGTCCGTTGATGGAAAGGTAAACATATAGTTTAATGCATCTATAGTGATCGTGTTTGGATTGACATTATTCATATCAGAGTTCCTATAACGATAAGTTATAAAGTCGTTGTGATTAACAACTGTATCAAGAAACAACGTAGCGTAACAACCCAAACCGCCTTCTAAATCTGAGAAGTGTGTTGTTTTAAACTGCTTAATGAATACTAAGATATACGGTTCATTTATCTTGGATCTCGTGGTGAAAGACACAAAATCAATGTTTAAATTACTGACTGTTATAGCATCTTTAAATTTAAAATAGACATCCCCAATGGAAGGTGTTCGTTTATGAGAGTCCAGCATGAGTGTTTTAGACAATTTTGGCATCAATTTTGGCTCTACATATTCTGTAGAGTCTGCTAAGCCAGATGTGTCTGCTACGCTTGTTGCGTCTGCTAAGCCAGATGTGTCTGCTACGCTTGTTGCGTCTGCTTTCACTGCGTTTGTAGTGTTAGTGTTCTCATCAACAACATATTTCTTCAATATAGAAAGGATTTTATCTTGAGCCACGGTGGTGTTCTCTAATACCTGCACAAATTTGGGATTACCCTTGACAGAAGCTATGATCTTATAGATAATCGGAAGAATATCAAAAGATACGCTGATGTCATTATTTAGGATGAACTCGTTTATCTCACTTTCTATCGACTGAATAAATTGGACCGTAAATATATTCAATGAACTCGCCATGTTTATGATACCTATATAAAATTCTTTTAAATAATTAAACATAGGCACATTAATGCAGAATAACTTTATAATGCCAAACTCACAAGAGTTCTTCAAAGAACACGCTTTGATAAAGCCACCTAAGGTGAGCACTTATGACATCCCTAAGAGATACTATCGCTACATCATAGACAGCAGGGATAGGAACCTACACTATTTTAAAAGCCCCAACAAATATGACATCAAGCTCAGTGAGGATGTTCATGATGTTCAGAGCGTCGAGCTCATCAGCTTCGATGTTCCCTTCACCAAGTATTTCATCGATCAGCATAATAACACCTTCAGACTGAAGGATGCTCCCTTCCAAATTCCTATAGGAGATTACGCCACAGGAGACTTGATCGTCGATGAACTAAATAAGTTCCGCCCAGATCACGTGGAATTCTTTTACAATACCATCAATAACAAAATATCAATCAAAAATAACAGTGGTACTACGAGCGCCACTCTGTCATGTAGGGGTCCATCTGAGAGGAAAAATGATTACATGGAACCATCGCCTACCTACACAAATCAACTTATGAGAATAGTCGGCTTAGACTTCGATGATCACGAGGTCGGCGCGAACGAAACATTCGAGTTCCCTTATAAGGTTAACTTGAGACATGATAAGTATATCATCATGAACTTAGGACAAGCGAGTGTTAACGTAAGTGAGAATAATTCAACGAACAAAAGTTTCGCCATCATCAAGAAAGATGAATTGGAAAACAAATTCATCGAATCTAACTACAAAAAATATTTTAACCCACCTGTAAACAGCCTTACCACGCTATCGCTAAGCTTCAACGACTACGATGGTAACCTCTATGATTTTCAGAATCAAGATCACATGATTGAGCTACTGTTCTGTTGTTTTAAACAAACACGCTGCTACAATGATATATATAATGGTGTCAATATCTAAACGGTTCAATACTCTGATTTCGAAAAAAACCACGTATATTATTAATCACGCTTATAGGAATGTCGTCGTCCTTAGAGATCTTTTGTCAAGATATTTGCTCATATTTTGAAATAAACCATGATGATAATATGCTCATATCACTCATCATCAGAGATATATATCTGAACGATATTATATACTTAGAACCCTTCGATAAATGGAAGGAATACGCATCTAAGAAGAAAACATGGGAGGACTTCAACATGGACTTTGAAAAGAAGATCATGAAGGTATCCACTATATTCGAAAAACTCATCGATCACCTCATCAACATCGATTACGAAAACGACAAAAAGAAACGGGTCATAATACATATTTTAAAAATATCCAAATTCATACACTCTAAAAAGTATGATGTTCAAAGGATACTTAACAACTGTAAGTTGCTTTTCTCTGTGAACTACAAAAATCACGAATAAACTTGGCTAATCTAAGCCCGCTTTAGCGTTTATAATAGAATTCCTTTCTTTTCTTGAAGATAATTTCGTCATTCAGTTTTTCATGAATTATTTGTTCAAATGTTATTTTTTTATTTAACATTCTGATGATAAAATACATAGAGAACATCCCGCATTCAGTGTTTTTGAACTGATGTCTGATGTTGTTGCTTTTAAGTGTGAATCGAGTCATCAAACCTGGTGTGGCCGCGAACTGAGACCGTATAGATGCATGCAACTTTTTAATGTATTCAGATGGTTCAGCTGCATTCGAATCGTAATAGTAGAAACCGAACTTATTACTTCTGGGATTAGTGCATGCGTATACCGCGACCCAGTGCGCCCCAGAGGCGTAGTGCGGATCTGTGTTGAACACGATACCTATTTCAGTAACGCCTTCTGCCTTAAGACGATGCACGTCGAGATTACATAACTCTTGGGCGACACACACGTTCATGGCCAACTTGTAATCGTAGTCGCTTGGGAATACCCCTAAAAACTTAAAAGAGTTCTTATCGTATTGCGACATCACATTCTGAATATCGAAATTACTCAACCACTCTTGCGGATTGTGTTTCCATGTCGATGGCATGTTAGGTCTGAAGCGCTCTTGAGCGTCCCTAGTCTTATTGAACTGTAGCCAGCACTTCTCATCGTTCGACGCGCACTTCTCATCGTTCGACGCGCACTCGGAACTCAAGCGCGTGTTGATTGCGTCCCATAGTTCAGCCTTCTTCCGATGAATCGTTATCTTTTTAACCGGATTGCTCTTATTAAAATTCGTCGCAATATGTTTGAGTTGCTCATAAGTGAAGCAAGAATCTTCTCTTGATATCACGTAAGGAGCGCATGAACTCATCTTGAAATATACGGAGAAAAAACGATGCTTTTACTAAAATTAAAATTCGATAGGACTGCCAACCAAAAATACCTTTTGACCTTACTTTAAGAGAGCATGACATCATCCTATAATATACGAAAAAAAAAATGATTATTTAAAATAATTTAAATATTAATTTAAAAACTTTCTGATATTATAATATAATGTCGGATATAATCTCCTTTCTCGCAAAGTTCAAGGTTCTGAAAGGAGATGACTTGTCTCATACCAGCATGGGACACCCCTCTGGATCATACTACATCCCGTATGATAAGACACAGGATTTCATCAAGCTTTACTTCGAACATTTAGAAAAGGGGGGGAACATGCATCTGACGGAAAAACATAAACATATTAGCCCTGTATTAATTGATCTGGATTTCAGATACAATAAGCAATCAGATGGAGACAACCGAGTCTACACTCCGGAGCACTTAAAGGAATTCACGGCGGCATATATGAAATGCCTCAATGAATACGTGGAAGTGAAAGATGACACCCTCATTTATGTTTTAGAAAAACCCTCAGCTCATTATGATGCCGAGAAGAATATCGTTAAGGATGGTATCCATATTATGATTCCGAGCATCGTCACCACTCCTACGGTGCAGTTCCAGGTGCGAGATATGATACTGAAATCCGACATCATACCGACTGTTTTCAAAAACTGCAATTTCATTAATAGTGCAGAGGACATTTTCGATCACTGCGTCATCCAGAAGAACAACTGGTTGATGTATGGAAGTTCGAAACCCAATGGCGTGCCTTATAAGGTATCTCAGGTATTCACCTTTCACCAGCAAGAGCAAGAAGATCAGCGACTTAAGCTTTTCGAAAACTATAAGGATGACACACAGTTTTTGATAAGGGAATTGTCTATCCGAAATAAACCCGAAAAAACTGCTATAAAAATTGAAAAATTGGATGAAATTAATAAGTTAGAGTCTGCTTTAATGGAGGAGGAACGCAAGAAAAATGCTCTGAACATGGCTACACAGGAAAATAGGAACAAAAGCGTGAAGACGACAGAGGACATTGAAATTGTCAAGCAGTTTGTTAATATTATGTCGGAGAAACGATGCGAGTCCTATGAAGACTGGATAAGAGTCGGTTGGTGTCTAAGGAACATCGACAATGATCTGCTTGATGCTTGGATCGAGTTCAGCAGACAGTCTCCTAAATACTCTGAGGGTGAGTGTGAGAGGCTTTGGGACAAGATGAAGGAAGGTGGTCTGGGCATCAAGACCCTACACATGTGGGCTAAGAAAGATGATACAGAGGGCTATAACAGTATCATGCAGAGCAGTGGGAAGATGCTGCTTATGAAAAGCTTGGACACTGCTACGGATTGGGATATTGGTCTGGTCATCAAGCATTACTATCAGCATCTTTTCAGGTGCACAAGCATCAAGCAGGATATGTGGTATTATTTCATGAATCACAAATGGAACAAGTGTGAGAACGCATACATGCTGAGAAACAACATCTCAACAGCTGTGTATGAGATGTATAACGAATACGTGAAAGAGTGGCATAAACAAAAGGTTGACAGTTGCGAACCTCCTGACAGCTGGGACAAAGATAAAATAAAGAAATACAATATCGTCAATAATTTTAAGAGCACGAATTTTAAAGGTAAAATCATGAAGACTTGTGCTGATCTGTTTCACGAGATAACTGCAGCCGAGGATTTCCATAAGATGCTGGATTCACAGGAGCAATTGCTATGCTTCACAAACGGTGTCTATGATCTGGACAACGGGGAGTTCAGAGAGGGTCGTCCCGATGATTACGTATCTCTGAGCACTAACATCGAGTACGTCGAGTACGATGAGAACGACCCAGTGTATGAGGAGATCGACAAGTTCATGTGTGAAGTACAACCCGATAAGGAAAAGCGCGACTACATTCTGCGGACTCTGGCTAACTCCCTTCACGGTTCCAATCGCGAAGAGAAAGTATACTTTTGGACTGGTGAGGGTGGCAACGGTAAGAGTAAGCTGTATTCGCTGCTTGAGAATTGTACTGGCGAATATGCTGCGACTGTTTCGGTATCATATCTCACTACGAAGAGGGCCGCTTCTAATGCGGCCAGTCCAGAGATGGTGAAGGCTATCGGCAGACGTTTCGTGGTGTTCCAGGAGCCTGAGCCCGACGAAAAGGTGAACGTTGGTATTATGAAAGAGATTTCTGGTAAGGATATGATTCCTGTGCGTGGCTTATATAAGGACGCCGATGCCTTCAAGCCCCAGTTCCAGGTCATCTTCATTTGTAACCAGTTGCCTTCGCTGCCAGCTGATGATGGTGGGACGTGGCGCCGCGTGAGAAAGATTACATTTGATTCTAAATTCGTTGATGAACCGAATCCGAATGATCCTACTGAGTTCATGATCGATCAAGATCTGGATAAGAAATGGCCAGAATGGAAAGTACCATTCATGTCGCTACTCATTCATTATTACAACAAGTATAAGGGACAGCATAACAAGGAACCGGTTGACGTCGTGAACGCAACGAAAGAGTATCAAACTGTCAATGACCACTACATCGATTTCATTGAGAATCATATCGAGAAGCAATCTGAAATCGATGGCGAATATGTACTGGACTTCGCTAATGTGTTTGATGAGTTCAAAGAGTATTGCGTCAGCTGGAGTATGGGCAAGCACCTCGTAAAGAGAGAGTGTCTGCAGAAAGCCGTTGAAAAGCGGTTCGGTAAAGGAAAAAAGACCAGGAACAAGATTACATGGAATGGTTTGCGCCTGATAAAGATTTCCGCTAATCGAATGATTACGGAAGTGGAATAAAGGGCAGAGCCAAACAGGAATCGAAGATTTTGACTTAAATATAAAGGATTAAGTCATGGGATACTTAATCTAAACTGAAGATATTCGTTCCTTTGATAGTCTTAAAAAAAGAAAACTTTAATCGTAATAACATAAAACTCATTTTTCTAAACAAAAATGGATACACTCAACTACGACGTAACAAATATCATTTTCAAGCAGATTTCTTTAGATCGCTGATAAAATCAGTAAAATACACAATTTACTTTTTTGGATTCTGGGAATAGGAAAACATAAAAAAAGGAAAAGAAACGAAATGCTGTGAATGCCATACATATATAGACATTTAAGACATTTAAGACATTAGACACTTTTATATAAAATATAAAAATCTATGCAAGAGTATCCAAACTTTCTGACTTCTAAAGAATGTTCAAGACTCACTTCATTGAAACATGTATGGACACCATCAAAGAAGATGATATGTAAGAATAGGGTGCTGTTTCAGCCCAACGTGAGAAAGGCTAAGTGCTCTCTCTCTGATCTCCGCTACGAATACGTTGATTGGAAATTGAACTTACACATGTTCATACAGTATGGGATGGGGACAGAGCAGACAATGTCTCTTGAGAAGATCGACTCATGTGATAGAGACCAGCTGTTCATAGGAAATATGGAGTGGTATGCCATGATTTTTTTGAACGATGATTTCGAAGATGGTAGTTTGTATTTCCCAGGGCGAGATATGAAGATAGAGCCAGAAGCTGGTAAACTGGTGTGTTGGCAAAATGGAAAGAGTACAATGTATAGTGATATATCTGTTCTAAACGGAACTAAACTGATCGCTATGAAGGGCTATAATAAATTGTGACGCGCGATTTGATTGGTCTAAAAAAATGATAACAATTTAGAAACAAATCAAAAGATATATAATATAGAATAATGAATATCGAATCGCAAGAGATCGTGCGCAGTTTCGTGATTGTCAAGGAGATGCTATCAGACAGAGGGATAGACATCAAAAACCTTGAAGGCTATTCCGACCTCGAGCTCATCCAACTCATGAACATTTACGCGAAAATCGGCAACATCTTTCAAATTAAAGTGAGCTCTACTATGAAAATCATATACCACATGAAACCCAAGTTCATGAAGCAAGACCTTAAGAAGTTCCTCAACGCGCAAGACGACGACACCGACTTAAAGCACATCATCTTCATTTTCAAAGAGAAGATCAATAACAATAACGAGAAAAACATACAGGATCTACTCTATGATCCCAGATACACCAATGATCTAACTTATGAGGTGTTTCCCATTCACAAGTTGCTGTTCAACATTTCCAAGCATTCGTTCGTCCCCAAGCACGAGGTGCTCTCTAACGAAAAGGCTTTAGAGATTCAGAAGAACTACGCGATCAAGAACAAGTCCCAGTTTCCTATCATTTTGAAGACCGATCCAGTCGCCAGGTATTACGACATCAAGCCAGGACAGTTGGTGAAAATTACTCGCGCCAGCACTGCGACGGGTGAGAATATTACATATAGGCATTGTGTTTGATAAAAAATATATTAGTAATATAAAATCATGAGTCTTCCTGTATTATCGACTTTTTTTTCTGCATTAGACAATCCGACTACAGGTCCTAAATTAGGAAACAGCATGCAGAATTTCTTAGATGCTCTTAGAATAATAAATGGTATTCCGTTCGCCTCTGGAATCACCAGACAGTTCATGTTCAACGGTGCTGATATCATCCCATACTATCAAACGATCGTCAGAGACTCCAATTTCAAAACCGCCAGCGAAACCAGTGTCTCAATTATTGGCACCGAAGAGCTGAAGATGCCCGAGATGACCGTCTTGTCGAACGATTACAATACCGTCATAGACATAGTACCCTTTTTCGACACTAAAAACGACGATGGAACACTCCTTTATAATCTCTCTAAGGTTTCAAGGAATAGGACCTACGATGAGATCAATTTATCCGCGTCGCAAATCACTTTCAGCACCTATATTGAGACGGTGAAACAGAGGATGAAAAAAATATTAGATAACGAAGTGTTCGAGCTATACACGACCAAAATGGCTAACCTTAAGGGCGTATCGATGCCAAACGACGCTCAGAAGATCTACGATACTTCACTATTCGACATGGTCATGATGCTGTTGCTAGCAAGAAACAACATGACCATGGGCACTACTTTATCGGGAGGAAGACAAATAGCCGTGCTCAATCATTTGAACAACATTAACACCTTTTTCGCCACCATGAAGGAGGACGGTGCTGACGATTTGAATCAGATGATCATCAACATTAACGATAAGCAGATGGACATCCAAACCCAGAAGGATTCCATCAGGCAAGTTAAGGAAAAACTTTATACTCTCATGTCGAGGGATAAAAACTATACCACGGTGCTCTCTTACAGAAGACGCCAGTTCTACGTGTTCCTTGTGATCCTTATCATCGTCAGCATCATATACGGATTCGCGTTGGCCAGCCAGAAGATCGATCTTGACATGAAGAATTATATTGTAGGTTCAGTTGCCGTCGTCATCCTTGTCATTCAAATCTTATCGCAACTGTTAGGCATGGTCAAGCAATCGCGCGTCAAGGAGAGTTTTGAGGATACCCAGCAGGTAGCGTTCACCGATCCATTGCAAAAGCCCTTGTTCGTGGCTGAGTTCATCAACATCACCGATAGCACACAAATAGATATCACTCATGTCCTTGTCAATTTCGTTGATAAGTATAACGAGAACATGAGTCATGAAGTCAAGACCGAATATTATGAATCGATCACCGACAAGCAATCGCAGGACGCCAAGATGTTGGCGCAATTACATAAGGAGAATGAGACTCAGAAATACATGCATCAATTGAAGAACAGTTTGACATATTTTAAGATAAACGAGACTCGTGAATATACATCCTACGTCACCTACGCGCTCATACTATCCAGTCTGTTGTCTATCCTATACTTAGCTGTCTTGAACAAGTCTGTAGATCGTAACATATTCGTTGTAGCGGGAACCTTATCTGTTGTCTTATACATCACCTATGTGCTTCTTTCTGTCAAAAGCATTATGATGAGGGACCAATACGACTGGGACAGACTTAACTGGACGATGAACAGCATTAAGGGCAACAGCAACCAAGAGCGCTGCACGCTACCTGGGAGATAATTTTGTATGTATAAGGTAAATAACAATGGGAATCATTTTGAACTCTGATGATTTTTTGGTCGATCAAGTTTTAGATATCGTGCTCATTTTTATAATGGGAGGCGTTCTATTGTTCTTCTACAATACATTGCTGAATCGTCCTAAGACCTTCTTGGTCGCCTTTGCGACATATATGTCAGTGTTGTTAATATCGATGCTGACATACATCAATCGGTATTGTGGTTCCAACGCAAATCATAAAAATAAAGTAAATATCATTAATTTCTTGGCTATCTATACGATATGTCTTAACCTATTAATCCTGGCAGTGGTGTCTGGAGGATTCCAATTCAATTAACGCTCATAGCCGATGACTTCGTGATTGTACACCCCTTGAATGTCTAGGGAGCCTTCACCCATTTCGTTGTAATAAACATCATAGTTGTATTTATCGAAAACATTATTCTGAATGTCATCTAATTTTTTAATGTTGATGTCATATTCTTTTAAGAATTCCTCATCAAGTTCTTTAACATCGTCACAATGAGATGGTAATTTATCCGCTTTAACCGCTACGGCTTTAACCGCCTTTTCTGGTTCTTTGGTATCTTTGGTATCTTTGGTATCTTTGGTATCTTTTTCCTTTTTAGAGGCAGCTTTTTCTCTGAGTGCCTTCTCTCTGAGCGCCTTCTCTCTGAGCGCCTTCTCATTATCTGCATTATCGGTCTTAGCGTCAAATGATTCCTTCACGACAACCTTAGAGAACAGCACGAACGCTATGGATACGAGTATCAGCGCTATGATGATGTCATAGAAACACGCGGCAGCGAATAACACCAACATGGTGGTAGCAAGGGCGTTATATTGTTCGCCGGTGATGTTTCTTTTGCCAGTCAAAACAGATATTAAAAGGAACATGGACAACAATATTTTAACAGAATCTTTCATCGACATCTTCGGTGTTTTTAATTAAAGTTGATATAAAAATTTGATTGCGTATATAATTTATTAAATAATATTACAATGTCCACCAAGTTCCTTTCCAATCGCGGCTACGGCTTACTCAAGAGTTCGTTAAAGAATGAAGAGGACATCAAGAACAAACTCACTGTGAAACCTAACACTGGTTCATACGATGACTCATCAGACACTTCGTTTTCAATATATGTAGAGAGCAGCAAGAAATTATACGTACCCAAGTGTTGGGGCTTGAAAGAGTTTGGACTTCCAGACGAGAATACCATCAATGATGGCGCGGAAATCAATTGTCAGTTCGAAGGCAATATTAGAGACTATCAATGGGAACCCATCAACGCATATATGAAAGCCGCCAACGATCCACTGAAGAAAGGCGGTATTCTACAGTTGCCTCCAGGATGGGGCAAGACCGTGATGGCGTTATACATCCTGTGTAAGCTGAAGGTGAAGACGTTGATCATCGTTCATAAAGAATTCCTTATGAATCAATGGAAAGATAGGATCAAAGAATACATTCCCGACGTCAGTGTAGGCATTTTAAAACAGAAAGTCGTAGAAACTGATAACGATATTGTCATCGCCAGTCTACAGAGCCTTAGCATGCGAAAGTATGAAGATCACGTGCTGAGTGATTTCGGTTTAGTTATCATCGACGAATGTTTCCCTTATAGAGAAAAAATTCATACCGACAAAGGTCTTCTGAAAATAGGAAGCCTATATGAAAAATGGACAAATAATAATGAAGAAATGCCTAAGGTATTAAGCTATAACAAAAATCTTCAAAAATTTGAGTATAAAAAATTAACATACGCATGGAAAAAAGAAAGAGAAGACCTGATTAAGGTTAAAATGTCGAAACGAATCATAAATTGTACCCCAGAACACAAAATTCTTACAACAAAAGGTTATGTAGAAGGTAATAAACTACAACCAGGAGATCTCATAGTCAGTAAATTCGATAAAACACATATCCAGATGGATATGGATAATAATATTGCACCAGCATTAAATGATGATCAATTTCAAATTGTATATGGCTCATATCTAGGACAAGGTCATTTGGACATAACTAAAGAGAAAAGATACAGATTGAGATTGAGAATCATACACGATGAAAAGCAAAAAGACTATTGTGAGTGGAAAAAGAATATGTTTAGGATAACAAAACATAGCTACTCTGAGTTTCAAACTAACATATTCGACATGGAAGATAAACTAACAAAAAACACTAAAAAAGTTCCAGATTGGCTTCTTAATAAATTAGATGAACGGGGAATCGCAATATGGTATATGGATAATAGTTCCATCAGTTATGATAATGATAATGCAATCATACATACAAATAACTTCGACTCGCATGCAAATCTTAAATTCATAGAGAAGTTTGCACAATATAATATTCATTGCACTTTAAAAATAACAACACGAAACAACTATTATTTACATTTCGATAAAGATAATACTCAAAAGTTATCAGAACTTGTTTCACTGTATACACATGAATCGATGCAATATAAAATGAATAGCGACACGGTACTTGCTAAATATGACTGGAATAACGAATATCTCAACTATGGAACTTTACGAGTATCCAGCGTGGTTCCTTTTAAAAACAAGGGCACTAATACGTGTAAAAAGCCTTATGTATATGACATTGAAGTAGAAGACAACCATAATTTTGTAATCGGGAGTAAAAACGGTTATGTTGATGGTCCTGTAGTGTCAAATTGTCATCACATGGCAGCCGCTGTGTTCTCTAAGGCTCTCTTAAAGGTCAATTTCACGTATGCACTGGGTCTATCGGCCACCGTGACGCGCAAGGATGGACTGACTAAGGTGTTTAAGTGGTTCTTAGGGGACATCGTGTATAAAGCGAAAGCAAAAGTCGCTGATTCCGTGAAAGTCATCATGAAGTATTATTATGAATCAGATACCAGATACAATAACATACCGCTACTCTATAACGGCAAACCTAACTTCGCGAAGATCATCAATAACATCTGCGAGTATGCACCGAGAACAGCGGCGATCATCGACACACTCGACGACATCTTAAAAGAAGAACCGGATCGCGAAGTCATTATTCTGAGCGACAGGAGGAACCACCTACAAGAAATCGAAAAGGTTCTTAAGGAAAAAGGACATACCAGTATCGGCTATTACGTGGGTGGTATGCGCGAGAAGGATTTAAAGGAATCTGAGAACAAACATATCCTGTTGGGAACGTATAACATGGTCAGTGAAGGCTTCGATCTACCGAAACTCAACACACTGGTCCTCGCATCTCCTAAGGGTGATGTAGAGCAATCCATCGGCCGAATTCAGAGACAGCTTAAGGAGGATAGGAAGCACGTACCATTGGTACTGGACTTTGTTGATCAGTTCTCACTCTTCACTAATCAAGGGCTTAAAAGACATAACTTCTATAAGAAAAAAGGCTTCGACGTTACCGAGCAGGATAAGCTGGTGAATAAGGTTGTAGCGCTTAAAGGCATGGCTTTCCACGATTAAAAAATATATATTTAATTTAATAATACAGACTATGTTCGCCGCAGTCATAAAAAATACCATATTGATTTTTTTTGTTATTTGCATCGGGTATTTCCTTGTAGATAATCATCTCAATGAAATGAGATTGGAACAAGGTGAATTACAACAATCAACTTTAGACAAAGAGCAATTGAAAAACAATAAACAAAACGAAGTCGGTTCGTTTCTAAAAAAAGTCAAGGGGACACCTAAGGCGGCATCAGCACCGGCAGAGACATCAACGAACGTTGAGAACACCGATGAATGCGAACGATCTACGCAGATGCGAATCGTCATCGACCCAGAATTGAAAGAACTATACAACTATGTCTTCAACGATGTCAAGGCAACGGACGACTTGGACGCTATGTTCTCTGGAACAGAAGTTAAAGATGTTGAGAAAGACTTTCAAATAGTGTGCGAGAAAGATCAAAACGAAAAAAAAAAAATCGCTAACATGTGTTCCACTCCCATTGAAGATCACCATAAGACCATCACTTACGATCATATCTCAACCCAAGTAGTCAATGATCAATCCGTGTATGATTTCGTGGATAAACAACTTTAAAAAAATTAAACCGAAAAAAAAAAGACATTTAAAAAATGAAAGACATAATAAAGTATAATTATTGATATCATACAACATGCAAACAGGCACTATTTCCTTTTGCGATAAGCAATCTCTTAACATTAAGTCTAACGACACTAAGAAAGTCTTCAACGATAAGTTAAATGACTATGGAATCCAAATCCTACAGAAGCATTTCGAAAGATTCGGCGAGAACTCTTTCAACAAATTAAACACCAATCCATATATCGCTTCGTTGAAGTCTAACGGCAATCCATACATCATGTTTCTTACGAGGTTCAACAATACGGATATTTGCCTCATGATCGATAAGAAGATTCAGCAGGGCTACTTTCTTCCTAGGATGATCATAGACAACGTATGTTTTGATTCGAAATTGTTTGATGATACGATCTTAGAGGGTGAGATGATCAAGACGAACACTGGAGATTGGATCTTCATGATTAATGATATTCGTGCTCTCGAGGGTAAGAATTTGGATAATCTTAATATATTAAAGAGAATTCAGATTATCAACAATATAGTGACGAGTAAGTATAGGTCTATCCCTGATCAGAAGTTTCACGTCCAAGTTAAAAAGTATTTTAAGGTGGATTGTATCGATGATCTGATGAGTTTGAAAGATACACTTGACTATACGAGCAGAGGCGTAATCTTCAAACCGATGTTTCCTAAGTTCAGAGACATTCTGTTTAATTTCGATGATTCATTGATTAGCAATACGCGCAAGATTAAATTCTCAGAGGAGAACAAATTCCTCGATAATACGTTGGATCATCATAACAATAACAATACCAATCATAACAACAACAATCATACCAACACAACAAACAATACCACCACAACAAACAATACCACCACCAATGCCACCGCAAAGAATGTGGATCAAGACGCAACAATCGTCAACAATAAGGTTTTATCAGTGGAGAAAACTGATAAGCCTGATGTGTATAATCTATATGATGATTCTAAACATATTGGCATCGCTTGTGTTCCAACAATGAAAGTTAGTAAATTTTTGAGGCAAACATTTGCGAATGTGAATCTCATGGAGAAGGTTAAGATGGACTGCGAATATAACAGCACATTCACAAATAAATGGATGCCTATTTCAAAATACTAAAGATTACTAAACCTAATTGAAATAATAAAAATAAAATTACAAGTAGCCACATGGACAAGTTTTGTTTAATTTTCTCCTGCGCAACACTTATTGCGTCATCTAACGATAAGTTTTTATACGCATAGTTTTTATATTAATTTTTCAAATATTTTCTCATTATAATAAAATATATACAAATGGCACCCAGGCCCCAAATCACCAAAACAAAAGACAAGCTCACTGATGCTGAAAAGAAAAAAGTTAAACAAGATAACAAAGCTAAGGCCAACCCCGGTAAAGCCGAAATGAAAAAAGAGAAAAACGACAATAAGCGTGCCGGTCGTAAAGAGAGTGGTTCTCAAAAGACTTTCGCTTAAGATTAACACGCAGCTATAGCCTCATTAATAATGTCGAGAAGCATACTTTCATCGCATGATCTCGCCTGATTGACGTTGATAAACACTTCTTTAGTGATGATGCCTTCGTAATCCTCCGACACTTGAAAGTTGAGATAAGCCAGATTATTCAGCTTAAACGTGTATCTCGCATTAGAGATCATATCGTATATCTTTTCGTTTGAAGGAAACGTATAAGATGCCTTCTTTATTTTCCTATATTTCAAACAGATGAAATCTCTTTTGTTTTTAGAGAATTTAGTGTGATCTGCGATGTTCATTTCAAACACATTTTCGATACCATCTTCTTTTACAAACTCCATCTTTGAGTTATACGTCTTCACGTTCGTCTTCTTAAAGCACTTATACCGCTTCTTCTTAACATTTTCGAGTATCTTATAGAATGCCTCATCAGATAGATTCGTATCCAGGTGTTCCGATGCTTTATTAGCGACAAATATTTCAATGTAATTTACTTTATTTTCAAAAATAGGCAGATTCATCTTTACACCTTTATATATGTAATCAATAGCGACAACATTTTAAATCAAAATCAAATTTTTAGACGAGCAAAAATTGATTTATGAGTAGAACATGTTAATATATACATTATAGCGATACACAAATTGAAGATGAGCGTCCCCGATATCGATTACAGACAGCTCACCAAGGATATGTTGAACAAACATGTACCTGAACTGTCAACTGATCAATCGACTGATCTGGAGATAGGCATATACAATTGGACTATCGAATATGCAAACAGATACAATATTTTCCCAGGATGGAAAAGCGAGGTGTTCGTTAAGATGTACGACAACAAGCTCATCTCTATACTAACGAATCTCGACCAGAAGTCTTCTCTAAAGAATGTTTCACTCCTAAAACGGCTTAAAGAAAACGAGTTCAAACCGCACGATATTGCTTTCATGGAACCGTATGAACTATATCCAGAACGATGGATGTCTATTCTGAACAAAAAGTTGAAAAAAGAACAGAGTCTTCTGGATTCGAATATGGAAGCCAAGACAGATATGTTCAAGTGTGGCAAGTGCAAACAGAGAAAGTGCAGTTATTATGAGATGCAGGTGAGGAGCGCTGATGAGTCGTCGACTATCTTCATCACCTGCTTGAACTGTAAGAATAAATGGCGTATTGGCTAATTATTCTTACAAATTACAAAAAAATAAACATTCAATTAGTTAATATTTGTTTTTATTTGATTACCAACCTTGGGAAATGAGTTTATATCTGATAGAATGTAGGTAGTTGGTGCTATATCATTATTTTCAATCCTAATAATTTTTTTTACATTTTTCGCTAATATCCATAAAAAAAGATATTTTTAAAAGTCTTTTAAGTGGTTTTCGTATTCATCTTCATGTCTATGATATCAATATTGACTGCTGCGACGATGGGCAACACTCGAGGTTTAACCGGATCGTCGCGAACTTCTTTTTGCATCTCGTATTGGATCTTCCTGTTGGCTTTCATCTGCGAAGCGATTTTCCTCATAGCCTTGGAAGAGTATGTCATTGCTTATTTGATTTGTTGTTTGTTGTTTGTTGTTTGTTGTCGCAAGTTTATCCTTTAAGTGATTTTCATTTTGTCTTTTCAATCCATGATGATCATATCGCGCAGTTTCCAATATTCTTTACCGTTATTAATGTTTCGACAGATGATAAATGGGAGAACGTTCTTTTTTAACTCCATCAATGCGATCTCGCGAATAGTATCACACTTAGTCAAGTCATCCAACTCTAACATCGGTTTCGCTCCAAATGCCAATTGTTCCAACCTGAAACCGATGACGTTCGTCCTCTCATAGCAAGTCATGATGTTTCTCGAAATGTTCTTAGAAGGATCATATGCAGATGCCACATCAGAGAACGAATCGAAGTTTAGGACACTACTCATCTTTATTTGTTGTGTATATTATATTATTTTAGTGTTTATATCATTTTTTTTTTCATTAATTCCAATACTGTTTGCAGTGCACACAATAGTAAATGTATCTCACATCCACATTGTTGTAGCGTAACAAGATGATATCGTTGTCCGCTTCTGGTTTCTTACTACATTCCTTGTTCGCGCACTGAATGCTGCTCACGTGTGGAAGAGTAACATCATGTTCGATATCTTTTTTAACCCATTTATCAATACTATCATCGTTTTTGAAAGATGTCTTCGAAATCAGCTTGGGCACATTCGCTTCGAATTCTTCTTTGTTGCCACAGAATTTACATATGTAGTGCACGTCGGCGTGTCCATCTTCACTCACATGCTTGATGTATAACATATTATCGCAGAATGAACAGAACTCCATGGCGCTTGCTACCCTTTACTATTCTAATTATCTTTATTATTATAATTATAACTAATTCGTCATTTTTTAAGTTGATTTTTTGACAGACTATTCGGATAAAATATCGTTTTTTTAGTGTTTTTTTATAGAAAGAATCACCATGGACGTCTATGTAATTCACGATGGCACTCTTGAAATGCGCAAGGAAAACGTCGAACACATCAAGGCTACCTTGCAACCAATCGAACAAATCAGAGAGATCCACATCATCGACACTTTCGACCACAATAATATCAATCAAGAAGAAGTTAAAAAAGTTATACGAACTTCTAAACCAGCGACTCAGACTGAGACGGATACAGCATTTGAAAAATTCATCCAACCGATGACCATCAACAATATTTCGAATTATCTGAAACACATCCACGCATACGAGACCATCGTCAAGGCCGACAGACCAGGCCTGATCATCGAAGACGACGTCATCATATCTGATGAAATCACCACCCTCATCAAACAACTCAGCGCGACGACCCATAACATCGTATTCTGTGGCCAACCATTCACCGAAGTGCCTAAAGAGACCTTCGAGCCCATCAAGAACTTTAACGATATGTCCCTCTTGCCATCGTGTGAATCATATTACATATCACCTCAAACCGCCGCTATCCTATTGAAAGCTATGTTGCCCATCGTATTCACCACCAACATCGCCATATCTCTGTGCATCAACTCAAGCGATCTGGCAGCACATAAGATGTATCCTAACGCCTTCATAGACGGCTCTAAAATAGGGAAATTCACCAGCCACATTAACAACAACAATATCCTCATGTTCAACAAATCCTATAACGAATTATATCAGATTATTCAGACACAAGAGGGCGAAATAGATCTCGATAAGTTTAATCGCGTCTTCGCAGAGGCTCAGTATAAAGAGTCCCCGGACATGCTGTATCTTAAAGGGTTAGCTTATTTAAAAGCTAGAAAGATGATCGAAGCCAAAAACATCTTCGACGATGTCTTTCAAAGCTTCTGCGACAATAAGTGCTCCCTGAACAAAACCTCATCTTTCATGACTAACTATTTGAGTTTTTTTCGTATGCTCCAATAATGAAAAAATGAAAAAATGATTTAATGATTTAAAGTAATATAAACGTATATTAAATATACCTAATCATCATGATCATTCCAGTCAGATGTTTCACGTGTGGCAAGGTCATCGGAGACAAATGGGACTATTTTAACGAAAAGAAAACAGAGAAGGAGAAACAGATGAAGGACGCAAAAGAAAAGGAAAAGAAGGAACAAAGCGCCAATGACGATTCAATCAAAGATTTGGCATTCAACGAATCTTGGGGGTACGGCGAGATTCTTGATGAACTCGGATTAAATCGCATCTGTTGCAGACGCCACATGCTGGGACACGTTAACCTTATCGATATCATTTAAAATAAATAATTATATTATTTAAATGGCGAGCGCCATACAGTTTGACGATAACTATAAACGAACGCAGAAAGAGTTTCAGTCTAAACAGAAGAACACTAAGCTACTCAATGAAAAGTCAGATACTTACGACTATCTTCTAAAAGACAAAAGCAAGAACCTTAAGAAACTATCTAAGCTCATGGAATCGAATGACGAAACAACTAAATTCATCAACACACCACTGTCCCTCATCATATTGAACACCATCACAGCAGTGGAGCGAGTAGTCACGGCATTCAGTAAGAAAGGTTTGAATGCTACGCTCACATACGTTGATAAGTTTTACTTAGGCGTCGCTACCGGTTTCATAAGCATTCTGTTGTTGCTATTCAAAATATAAATCAAACAATCAAACAATCATTACGAATATAATCACACACTCAATAGCACACTGACTTCTAAGCAGCAGTGTCCTTAGAAGTCAATATTACGGACAAGTTCTACAAAGAAGCCGACTGGTAGAAAAAATTGGACAATCAGTTGATATTACAGGGCTTAAGAGCTCTGACTAAGGAAATATATCTTTAGTGTAAAACAATACGATGAAGTTATTTATACTTTTTATTCTAATGCTCGTGTATGTATATACATTCTATGCAAAAGCGCAGAAGAAAACCACAGTCGAACAATATGATCCCTTCGAGAAGAATAAGAAAATCACAGAGATCTTAGGTAAGATGCAATACGTCGGTAATTATAACGAAAATTTATATAAGGACATACAAGCTACCGTAAACCAAGTGTTGAAGACGTATTACAAATTCATAAACGATAGCTCCGGTGTTCAGATGGATGACATTTCGTTTTATAAAGAAAAATTAGCATCGATTTATGAAGAACTTCTATTGAACCTACCCTATAAATACTATGACAGACTCAACAAACACATAGGCGAGTTAAATAGGGAGATCGACAAGAAGATGGATCTTATTAAATATAAATCGTCTAGAATACCAATAAAAATTTCACTCATGAATTATAATAAACTATCCTCATGATAATCAAATGTAATTCGAAAACGCTATTAAACTCGAAAACACTCTTGAACACGTATATTACTAAATATATAAATTCACCCACCCACACTACACCGAAGTCCATCATTGAAAAGATAAGATACACTTTCACACTGAACGACAAATTTTCATTCCTGAACGATGTCAATTATTCCATCGTCCTTTCGCATATCAGTGATAACGAACGCCTTATGTTTGTCAGGTTCTTTCAGGTGTATCTCTTTAAAGTCTATGGTATCAAGCGACAGTTCATCGAGGATCGGACTAGGATTCAATGGGATAAGTTGAGACTGTTCATAGAGGGCAATAAAGTATATTACACTTTATTTTTAACCTGCTTCCACTACTTTTTTTGATAAAAAAATAATCTGTTAAATTAATAATAATAATCATCATAATGATGAACGATTGGGACATCATTCATTCATATTTTGAGTCAAACAGTAACTACTTGTCAAGACATCAAATAGAATCCTTCGATAACTTTATAAACAATACAGTCCCCTATACCATAAAGACGTTGAACCCTTTCACCCTTATTTTTAAAGATAATCACACCACTACCCAGAAGGAGTTATACGAAGTCCAGGTGTTCATCGGAGGCGAAGATGGGAACGATGTTCGCATGGAGAAACCTTATGAAGACACTGATGCTTTACTACCCAACATAGCACGTTTAAAGAGCATGACATACAATATCAAGTTGTCCGTCGATATCTTGATCAAGTTCAAGAATCTTCTAACGAGTGAAGTGGTCGATGTCGTACACAAGGATATCAGGATTGGATCTATACCCATCATGTTGCACACGAATGGATGCTTTTTACAAGGTAAAGATAAAGAAGAACTCACCAAACTCGGCGAGTGCCCTTACGATCAAGGTGGATACTTCATCATCGACGGTAAAGAGAAAGTCATCATCTCTCAAGAGCGTATCGCGCCTAACAAATTATTCTTATCCGTTCCTACAGCCAGTAACTTAGATTTTTCTCTTAAAGGAGAGTGCAGATCCGTTTCAGATGATAACAAGCTGTTCGCCAAAGTACTTTATCTCTATACGATGAATAAGCCCAGGAATTTTAGGAAAAAAACATCAGACGCAGTAGTTGCAGAAGGCTCCGGAGAAGAAGGTGCTGACGCCGAAGGTGATGAAGCCGATAATGATACCCCGAGTGCCAGTGCCAGTGACGCCCATCACATAGTGGTGGACATCATGAGCATCACACTCAAGAACATTCCAGTTTTCATCGTCTTTCGCGCACTCGGTGTAGAGTCCGATAAAGAGATCATGACACACATTCTATACGGAAACGAAATAGAGAATGAAGCGATGGTCGAGATGGTACGCAAGATGATCATAGACAGTAAGAAATTGAGCAGAGACGGAGAACATATCTACACCCAAGTCGACGCCCTAAACTATTTAAAGAACTTTGCGAAGTTCGAAGACATCGATTATGTTAAGTATGTTTTACTACAGGACTTCCTACCTAACATGAGCGACTATAAATCCAAAGCTATATTCTTGGGATACCTCATCAATCAGATGATAAAGGCTACCATCGGTATGATCCCCGTCAATAGTAGAGATAACTATATGAACAAGCGCGTCGATGTATCGGGGATTCTTCTATCGAATGTTTTCAGAGATTTTTATAACAAGTTTAGAAACAACGTCATTCGAACGATAAACAGTAATTACACCATGTTCGAATCACAGTTCGCATCCAATTACAATCAGATGACTAAGAATCTCGTGATGGCGAGCGACTTATACAAGATATTCTCTCCTACTTTCATCAATGAAGGTATGTATAAGACTTTCAAGGGAAATTGGGGGATGTTAGACGACCCCGATAAAGCTGGAATCGTTCAGGATTTAAGCAGACTTTCCTATTTAGGATACGTATCGCACGTGCGACGGGTCAATACCCCCATCGATAGGTCTATCAAGTTAGCAGCGCCACATAGATTAGGTTCAGAGCAATTCGGTTTCATGTGTCCTTTCGAATCTCCAGACGGTGGCAACATCGGTTTATTAAAGCACATGTCCATAACTTGTGAGATAACGAGCGAACAGGACACCACCGATCTACTTGCCTTTCTTCATAAGAACGATTTCAAGCCACTGAATACACTGCAATTACACGAATCCACCACGAATACCATCCTATTTCTCAACAACAACATCATCGGTATTCACAACGATCCAGTTATACTCTATGACGCCTTAAGAACTGCCAGACGCGCACACGAGTTGAATTACCAGATCATGTTCTTCTACGATGTGCAACTCAATGAGTTTAGAATCAGCACTGACTCCGGGCGTTGCATTCGTCCTCTGTTCATAGCCGGCGCAGATACGAGCGATTTAAAAGGCATTAAGAGCTGGTATGATAAGGATTTCTTGGGTAAATACATAGAATACGTTGATGTTCAGGAATCAAACTATCTACTCATCGCAATGAACAAGGCTGATATAACTCCCAGACATACGCACTGTGAAATTCATCCTTCTTTATCTCTCAGTTATTACACCAACACAATTCCCTTTGTGAATCATAACCAAGCGCCCCGTATTGTCTTTAGTGGACAACAGGGTAAGCAGGCCATCGGTGTGTATGCGACGAATTATAACAGTCGAATAGATACTGCCAGTTATATCCTACACTACCCTCAGAAGAACTTAGTATCAACGAAGCTATCTAAATATGTGTTTAAGGACCAGCTGCCAAACGGTGAGAATCTCATAGTTGCTATCGCAACATACACTGGCTATAATCAAGAAGATTCTATTATGATTAATAAGGATTCTATAGACAGAGGTCTGTTCAATGTATCCTATTTTAAGAGTATATTAGATAAGGAATACCTATCTGATAACAAGAAACATAGATTTGTGTTTGCGAATCCCGAGGAGATGAGGAAAAAGGGTGTTGACGTCAATACGCGATTCGATAATTACAAAAACATAGATGAGAATGGTGTGCCTTTTAAGAACGCGCAAATGAATCAGGGGGACGCGATGATAGGTAAGGTGGAAGAGATTGATCAGGTAAGCGAAGATAAGACGAAGATATTTAACGAAAGCTTAAACTCAACTACATATACGGATAAGACGGTTGCGACTAAGAAGACGAACTATGGTAAGATTGATGTAGCGTATGTCTACGAGAAAAACAATGAGAATAACCTGAAGATACGTATGAGGAAGATGCGACGCCCAGTGTTAGGCGATAAGTTAGCGAGTATGCACGGACAGAAAGGGGTAGTCGGGATGATTCTGCCACAGGTGGAGATGCCTTTCACGAAGGATGGACTCGTCCCTGATATCATCATCAATCCGCATGCAATTCCTTCACGCATGACTATCGGACACCTCATAGAGTCGATAATGAGCAGGTTATCGTGTGAAACCGGTAGTGAAATAGATGCGACTGCTTATGATAATCATAATGTAGATGAATATTTGAATCAATTAGAGAAGAAAGGCGTCGATCGATATTCTAATGAGGTAATGTATAACGCCAGAACCGGTGAGCAGATGAAAACGGACATATTCGTCGGACCAACATACTATTATAGATTGAAGCACATGGTTGATGATAAGATCAATTATAGAGCTGATAATGGACCTATAGAGAATGTGACGAAACAGCCCACACAAGGCAGAGCTAATGATGGTGGATTGCGTATAGGTGAGATGGAGACTAACGCTATTGTCGCTCACGGTATATCGAGTTTTATAAAGGAATCCCTTATGGAACGCGCTGACGGTGTTGTCAAGACGAATAGAAAAGATAAACATCCTCATCACATATACGTTGATGAGAATGGGGATGATATCATATTTAATAAAGATTTGAAATATTTTGTTGCTTATGATGGGAAGGATATTAAAGAAAATACTGCTCTCAAGGTTCCATACGCATTTAAACTTCTAAAACAGGAATGCCAGGCGATGTCTGTAAAGATGCAGCTCCTAACCACTCGCGCAGAAGGTGATGAAGGCGATGATGACGTATATGTTGATGACGCCGGTGTCGATTATGATAATGAAAATTAATATGAAGTCTGATTCACATAGCATACTCTTGGTAAGAACATATCAACCTTTATAAACCTCAAAAATCTGTCAAGAAGACACATTATTTTCAATCTATCATGAATGTTATTTTAAGATGCTTTACAATGAAAAAATAAATTAAATTTAATTCTGTCATTAAAGTATGACACATGCGAAATTATACAGAATTAAATACTGCTTATACACAATAATGTAATCAAAAAGAAATCGCAAAATGGCAAAAAATAAAATGTGGACTATGAGAATAGAATCAGAAGTTCTTGAGGCTGAAGTTGATACACTAGGTAGTAATGTCAGAAATCATACAGAAAGACTTGAGGAGATCGACACACTATTAGATGTGGTGACAAAAGAAGTAAGACAATATATTTTCGAAGAAATAATAAAATCTGATGATATTGAAATGGCAGCAGGCGTAATTATAACATCTGGTTCTAAAGTACAGCCAGAAGGTTATATTCAACTTAATGGGCAAGCTTTGAACAGAGTTACGTATTCAGCTTTATTCGAAGCTATTGGGGAAAATTTTGGTGAGGGAAACGGTACTACAACATTTAATGTTCCTAAAGTTGATATCGAACAAATGGTTTCAACGAACGGGTCTTTTATATATTCGGCATCAGAGGATAGAGAAGTACATAAACATGATCCGACTTCATTAGAAGCTGTTGGTAAATATAAAGGACACACTCTACCGGTAAGACGAATTGTTAAGAAAGACTCTAACCTTTATTCGTGTTCTGACGACACCCAAATACATAAAATTGATGCTGCGACTATGACAGAATTAATCATTTATCGAGATTTTACACTTCCTGTATCGTCAATGTCTGTTGGTCATGATGGAAATTTGTATGCAGGCGGTTTTGATAAAATTATTCATAAAATTGATTCAACGACTATGACCAAACTTGATTCCTATAATTTTGGAAAAGTAATAAGAGATATAAAGTGTGATCCAGATAATGATTTTATGTTTGTTTGTGGAGAGGACGAAATTCATAAGATTGATATCATTAACATGGTCAAAGTAGCAGGTGTTCAGTCTAATAGGATTCGTATATGTTGTTTAGCAGTATCAAATAAGTTTCTGTTTAGTGGATCACATGATACAAATATAATAAAACACGATATCAATGACCTATCACCACTTGAGATATATCAAGATCATGACTCTAAAGTTGTTTCCATGACATTCGGAGGAGATGGGAACTTATACAGTGTTGATCCTACTATAGTTAAAAAAATCGAAGTCAACCTGATGAAAACAATTGATTCTTACGATTTTAAGACATATGGTAATTTAAGTATAATTCTTGCGGCGGATGCTACTGTTGCATCCGCCGCAATTACTCTCTCTGTAGCTGCCGCTACTGCTGCTTCCACGGCTGATGTTTTATTACAAGCCGCTGTTGTTGCCGCTGGCACAGCAGCTGCTACTGATGCGGCTGGTAGTGCTGCTAAGGCTAAAGAGGCTGGCACTCTTCCATTTATTCCTCCGGATTTATCTGGTGGTATTGGTATCACATGGGGAATCGATCTTATAGTGGGTTCTACCAACACATCGCTACACAGAGCTGATGCAGACAGTTTAGTTACTAAGAAGGTGTATCTAGGACATAATAGAGTTGTAACGGATATCCTTTATCCAGTTTTAATATATGATTATTATAAATATATGAAAGTTTAGTTGTAGTTATGTTGATACGTTTTATTGTTTTATTGTTTT